ATTAGGCTCAACGACTAATGCAGCGTAGTATGCGTTGGCTACCCCGGTGGCATCGCCAGCCGAAGAGCCATACTTCACTCCGTCATCTATCTGACTTGCAGATTCAATCACCTTGAACACTACGTTCTGGGCAACCAACCCCGATGCGTCATCTGTGTTTTCACACAAAATATAACTACCGGGAGTAAAGAATCGGCCCAAGTTTTTGAGCTGAGACTTGTATCCAGTCAAGGTAGCTGTGCTGCTGATGGTTCCCATTGCTTCATCAGCCATAGTAACGTGCCATCTCTGCCGTCCCAAATGAGATGAGTGGTTTGTCGAAGCTGAAACAAAATCATTGAAGTTAGTATCCGATGTATAATCGGCCGGGTTACTGCTTCCGCCATGATCCGCATTCGCGCTTCCGTCCATTTCCGTCCATGCCCACGAATCAACATTACCTAACGCCCCGCCTCTGGACTGGGAAGAAGCATTCTCACCGTTCTGGCCGTCCGCTGTTCCGTCTAAAAGTTGAGGGGCGCAGGATGTTTTCGTTATAGCAAAGTAATTAGCGTTAACGATGTTCTGCTGGGGAACCAATGTAAACGGAGCGATAACGCTGCCTTGGTTTCCACCGCTGCCGCCGCCTAGATTGGCGTGCCTCGATAACAGAAGATCAGTTAAAGTTCTTTCTGGGACACCTACCATGCGAGCCTCTGTGGTCTGCGCGATGAGACGATCCATTCCGACTTCTTTCGTTTGCTGATCTTCCATGTCCTGTTTAGTGAACGCTCGGATCGACGCACGAGTGAGTGAGCATCCCGTTGAATCGCTTACGTTAATAAAGCGCGGGGTGCAATTGCTTGAGGGTAAGGTGTAACTAGCTGCTACGCCTGTTCCTGTAGTGGTTCCATCTAATGCTGCCATAATATTTTATTCCTACCTAGTTAAAGGTTCAGGCAGAATATTAGGTCAACCTACAGGGATCGCAAATTTTGGGGCTGAAAAAGTGGAAAATAAATAAGTTATGTCAGCAAGGATTTTATTCGCATGACTACACGATAGATGGTGTACGGAATAATCAATATCATGCACAGGGAAACTGCTATCAGTAGTCCCGCTAAATCAAGAGGCGCATCATTGTCCGAAGTTGATCCCAAGGTCGTCTACCAACTGCTTTCCGGGGTGATTGTCGTCCGTGTTAGCACCCTCGGCAGCGCCGGGACTGGTCGCCCTTTGAGCCTTCGGTGGGTTAACTGGTTGAGGCTCCCCTTCCGCAGCTTTCTGCGACTGGCCCTTGACTACCCCCTTACGGAACCCGAACGACTCCAGTTCTTTTACTCGGATTTCTACGGTTTCTTCTGCTTGCGCTAACGCTTTACTACCGAAATGCTCAAGAATATCGTTCTGATCCCATGTCCAGAAGCCTTCTTTGTTAGGGGATTGAGCATATCTGGATGGGGTTAGGAACTTGAGTCCGTCCTTTTCGGTGTTCCCGGCACGGCCAAATGATTCTGCTGCTGATTCTATGCCGTCTATCAGCCGGTAGTAGCCATCGTTAACCTCGTTGTTGATACCGTGCCAACGCTTAACGAAATCATCAGCCCACTCCATGTACTTGTCCTTCTCGTCAGAGAATATCTTGTGCCTAAGTGGGTCAGTCTTCTTCATCTCGTCCATCTTGGAGAACTCCTCATACGCCCGCCCCGCCTCCTTTAACGTAGACCTAATCTGTGGCGTAGCCCGTATCTCATTAAGCTCACCCTTCAGTCCGTCAATGGTCTGTTCGTAATCTTTCTTTACGTCGGTGACTATCTCATCCCTGAACTTGTCTCGCCTTAGCCCCTCCCTGTCTGTCGTCTGGATGGTTGGCTTGTTGACGCGCACGTAGTCCATGAACTCTGAGTCTTGGTCATCGAACGATCTGTTAGGGTCTTCGCGTTTCGATTTCTCTACGTATTCGTCTAGGTTTTTGTAGAAATCTAGCAGCTTGTCCGCTTTTCCGGCGTGTTTCCCTTTAGATTCAGCGTACCTATACAGCTCCAGCTCCTCTTTCTGCTCGCCGATTAGCTGCCCCTCGTAGGTGTCTGCCTTTTCTTCCGGCTCCGGCTTAGGTTCATCAGGGTTCTTTCCCCTCGCCTCCAGTTCTTCCCTCACCACCTTACGGAACGTATCTTCGTCCAGCTTCGGCTTAACGGTGAACTCTTTCTTGGGTTCCGCTTCAGACTCAGGCTCCTCTTCCTTGGCTTCGGCCTCCTCGACCGGGGCTTCAGGTTCCTTGGGTGGTTCCGGCTCTGACTCTGGCTGTTCCTTGGGTTGCTCTCCTTCGGGTTGCTCCTCTGCCTTAACCCCTAGGTCATCCCATAGCTGGGACAACATTGGATCATCAAGGCTGCTAGTGGGCTGTTCCTTGGGTTGCTCTTGCTCCGTTGCTTGAGGCTCTTGTGTTGTTGTTGCCTCTGCTTGCGGTGCTTCTTCTACTGCTGTTGTTGTTTCCGCCATAAATTAAGGCGCAACTGGCGGGGCTAACTCTTCTTCAGGTTGTCCCCCCTTCAACGCCTCTATCTCCTCGGCGTTCTGTTGCACCACTTGGATTAGCTCCTGCATCATAGCCCCCATCTCCTTGTTGTTCTGTTGTCCGCTCTTTACAGCGTCCTGTTGTTCAGCAGGCATGAGGCTGTTATCCTCACCGGGTTGCAGTTGCAGGTTCAAGTCAACGCCCGCCCCGCTGTTGCGGAAGATGGCGTTCAAAATTTCGTAGTACTTCTCCTTGGTCAGGGCTTGCAGCATCTGTGGGCTTTGAAGCATGGGTAGCATCTGCGTCAGGATGTTAGCTGCCGCCATGTTGGATGACCGCTCGCTTCCGTCCCTGCTATTGAACACGTAGTCGTGAATGAGCTTGTGCTTCTCCCCTATCACCGTGTACCTGCGCTCCAACTGGGGATCAAACATATCACCTGCTTCGGCAACGCTAAATCCGGCTGCTTCCACTACTGATGCTGGATACCTGTTCAGCACCGGGAGGTGGATTTGGTTACTGCCGCAGGCGATGAGGGACTCGTAGCAGATTCTCTTGGCCGCCGCCCTGCCCTCGTCAATTGCGTCTGATATAAAACCATATACGGACTCGGTTGTGTTAGCTATTACCTGTACCTCCGTAGCCGATGTCTCCCTTGGTGATGGTTGCCCTTGCTCTTGTGGCGATAAGGCTAACAGCCTCTCAGCCATAGACATTACCTGAACAATGGAGTTAAATATGGTCTGGATGTTAGAGTTCGGGCTGCTACGAACGACCTTGAAAACATTGTCCGCATTGGTGTCTATCCCTAGTTCGCGCAACCGGCTGAAGCTGGTCTCTAACACATGAGTCGTGGCGTAAAAATTCTCTCCCTTCATCGTTGCCCGGAACTCTTCAGCTAACGCTTGCCCCTCCGCATCGTCAGGGAATATGTCTGAATTAAGAACCGCAACAGCGAATAGGTCAGCCTTAGCTGTCTCAAGCAACTGCGAGAACAGGTTGGTCAACTGGTCTTGGAACCCCATCAGCTCGTGAGCGATAGATATATTGACAAGTCGGTTGTCGTTCTCGTTGAAAGAATAAACAGCAGCCGGACTCGACGGCATGATCTCGGCAAAGATAATAGTGTTCTCGCTGGCCACCTTGAAGTGAACCCATACCGGGTAAGGGTAGTCGCCTATGCCGTATTCCTTTGGCGCTATCTTCCAGTAGAACTCAGTCACAAAAATAGAGGCATCATCATACTCGGAATTATATACCCCTATCTGATTACGCCTGTCGTTGTGACTTGTTAGGTCGTTGAGGACTGGCGGTGCGCTTATCGTGGAATAATATTGAGACCAGTAAGCGTTGTTGCCGCCGAACAGCCCGGTAGTAAAGTCCGTGTAAGAAACTGCGCTCCTATTAAAGAACGCAGGGTTATGCGCCACATCCTTATACTTCAACACTTCCCAGTAGCCAACATACTCTGCTCCTGAATCAGAATTAAGAGAGCTAAGCGGGTGGCTGATGTCCCAGAACACGCGGGATGGGTGCGGGTTAACCCACGACAACCCCTCCTTAATTACTCTTGCCTCCTTCTCTAGCTCGTCTCCTTGAAATTCTTCAGACAGGTTTTTCTTCTGCCATTGTACCTCTCGCTCCCAGCTTGCACGAGGAAAGGCAACGCTGTGTCCGTACAGCATCATGTCCCTGATACATTGGGTCTGGAAGTGGCGGTAGTCATACTGGTCAGCCATGATGTCCATGCGCTGCGACAACACGTCCCCTTTTAATCTGGCTGTAGGGGTGGTTGACCGGGAGTCGTACTTAAAGAAGGGGTAAAGATTGTTATACTTGTTTGCCTGTGCTGACAGTCGGCGAGTGATAAGGGAGCGAACCAAGTTTATGTTTGTCTCAAAGAACTTCGGCAGGTCAATGTGTTCCGGCCTTCCTGACTCCGACTTGCGGACATACTTATCCGATACCTTCAGCTTGCTTAGTTCGGTGACACACGAGTCAAGGCTAAGCCTCTTCTGTGCGTACATGATAAGGGGGATGGTCTGCTTGTTAACGGGAGCCGAGTCCCACGCCAAGTCAACCGCCGAATAGATGTGATGGTTTCTGAGCGTGAAAACAATATGCTCGTGTAACCTTGAGTTGATTAGCTTCTCGATTTTTTCACGGTGCTTAACGTCCCGTGCTGTCTTGGCCTTCTCCTCCTTGGGAATCTTTGATGGCTTGTCAGGTTTGACCGCCGTTAATATCTCCCGCAACCTCTCGTTGGTTGTCCCTGCCTGTTTAAGAATATCTAAATCAACCATACTCAGCCTTAACGAAATCTTTTTCCAAGTGGTGTAACAGCAGGGCCACATAGGACGGAACTTTGTCCGCCTTTAACCACCGCTTGAACTGCCACCACTCCACACAGCAGATGGCAGCCGCTTCCGGCAGGGTGACTTGCATTAAACCACAACATTTCTTTACTCGATCCATCGTCCACCCGTCCCACAGTCCAAGGTCTAGGTAGTGCCTAGCTATCCTCGCCGTGGCTGGACTCCCTAGTATTCGTCGCTTTCTCCTTCTGCTTCCCCTTCGCGCATCTTGAATTTCACGTCCTTTTTTTTAGCCGCCTCTGGCTCCTCGTCAGCGGAGTAAGAATCAACGGTTACCCCCGTAATGGAGAGAACCGCCTGTTCGCTGGACGCCTCATCGAGGGTCGCGTCTATCTCCATTGAACACTTCTCGCCGGCCCCCTTCCTAGAAAAATAATCCTTCAAATCCGAGTCGTCGGTCAGGTCGAGAACCACTTTGTCGTTTACTTGTATTGCCATAATCTTCTATTGCCTTCCGCAATGGGTAAGGCTGGAACGAGGTCTGTCAATTTGCAAGGTATTTTTCATGCCATTTAGTTCCAGCTTTAACATGGGGTAAGACAGCGCATCAAACTTGTGAATGTACTTGGATCGCTTAGGTTTGGTTGGGTCTTTCCTGTCCGACACTAGGTGCTGAAGCATATCTATCGTCACCTTGCATAATGCGCTGATGTAAACCTCATCGTTAAATAGTTTCTGCTGAAGCAGCCTGATCCTAGCCTCGACGCTCCCCTTCCCCTTCGGACAGCCCTGTAGTTTGATTCGCCCGCCGCTGAATCGTTCAATATCCCAGCTATCGTAGCTCCCCTCACCCCCCGGATGCCATTGATTTATGGCGGAGTTATCAGATATATGCTCATACTTAAACTCGAACTCCATCTTTCGGTTCCAGTAATCCATCTTCCTGCACACCTCTTGAGCCAGCCGCTTGTAGAGATGCCGAACTCCTAGGTAATCCATCTCATCGAACACAATCCACAGCATTTTGTCCTGCGTTGGGATCATTTGCATGAATGATATGCTGCTGTAAACCTGCCCAAGGTCATACCCTATGGTGATAGGGAACCCGTTCATTGGTTTTAACCCCGTCCCCCTGTAAAGGTCTCCCTTTATGTGGTTCTCTGGAACAAAGTAGTCCTTGAATAGTGATTCCCCGGTTGGTCTATCCACCCATTCGCCATCAATAAGCCTGCGTTTTTCAACAGGATCGGTGCGAAGAATGCGATGAAGGTTCTCAACGTAGCCGTCAGGAAGTCGCTTGATGTTCTCCGTTACCGGCACATGGTAGACCGAGAAGTCCTTGTCCTTTGTCCCGTCCTCCTCGTAGCAGTCCTCGAAGAACGTCTTGTAAACCCAATGGCTTGGCCCTTCAGGGTTACATGAACCGCAGTATTGTTGCGGCCCCTCGATTCCCCTTCTCCTACCTAACTGGGCTGCCGGGTAGATGAAGTACTCCTTGCCATCGCATTGTGTTAGCTCGTCTACGTAGATGTGGGACGGGGCTGGCCCCTTGATGCGGGTCTCGACTGCTGCTGCATAAGGTATGCTAATTAGCAATAGCTTTGACCATCCGCCGTGACGGTTACCTATCCATCGGTGGCGATCCTTGGTGTTCGGGTCTAGTTTTGCGAGGGAAGTCTCAAGCCCTATGCCCTCCACCCAGTAGGGGATGACAAGGGTTTCAAGATCGTGCCAGATACCTTCCGCACCTGTTCTTATCGAGGGGGACAGGATCATTACCAACGCATTGTCGTTTTCGTATGCGTGGCGGATGAGCTTATGCCCGAACGCTATGGTTTTCCCGCTGCCCTTCTCCCCGTAGCCAAGTACAAACCGGGAGGCATCGTCGAATATTTTCTGTTGAGTTTCGTTGAGGTCTGGATGCCACGCTGCTTTAGGCACGGGCGCTGTTGCCATGCTTGCGAGTGCATCTGTTTCTAGTTCTGCTATAGAAGGCTGGCCCACCATTTGAATACGTCCGGGTTATCTTTCCACGTTACGCACAGGCCAGTTGCTACACGATGCGCCACCGTCTCCTCCTTTTGCCACTCCACCCCCATTGCGTATCCTATTGCGTGGATGCACTCGTGCAGGAAAGTATCTGCCATCGCTTCGTCTGTTAGGTTTGAGCATAACGCTATCGTCTGAGTTGTGAAGTCGCACCACCCGTCAGCTTCTGCCGCAATCCTTTCGGTCTCCTCCACATACTTAATCCTGTACGTTAGGTTTAGAATCCGAACGCTCTTTGGCCGTGACGTTAACCTCCTTCGGCTCATTGATCTGTATGGCAGTCACAGGAGAAAACCCCGGCTTCCCTCTCGACCCACCCCCCTTTCGCTCTTCCATTTTCTGCTTAACCACGGCTTCAGTCAATGCAGCTTTGTTAGCCCGGTCGTAAGCCTCTAATACGTGGCGGATTAGACTGGACTTGTCCTCTCGTAATGTTTTTTCTCTCTCGTCGTTCACACCGCCGGAGATTTCCTCCCTTATCTGAGCTATATCGCCCATCAAATCACTAAATAACTTAACAACCCCGCCACCTATCAACTGTCTGGCTACGCCAAGGCTGCTCCTCCCGAAATCAAGGAAGGCCATCGCCTCTGCCTTCGAGTGACCTGTTATACCCATTGACTCCAAGCCTTTGGCCATCACCTGATTCTCTTTCTGTATGGCTACTACGTCTGACATTGGCTGTGGCTTTCGGTGCATAATATTCCCCGCACCCTTGTCCAACCACCTACCCTTAAGTGCTGCGTCCCTTACCATCACTTGCCTTACGGTGGACTGGCTTACCCCCATCACCTTTGCTGCTTCAGACTGGTTGCCGTCGGCCTCTTCCAAGGCTTTGTGCAACCGCTTCCTCCAAGCGTCATCGTACTTCTTGGCCATCCAGATAAATGTCGGTCGTCTTTGTGCTTGAATGACCTAAATCCTTGGCCACTTCCTCCTTCGAGGCTCCGCTCTTCGCCTTCTTCTTGGCGTAGTATCCGCGCAACCCATGAAAGCTCTTCTTGGTGAGATCATATCCTTTTTGCAAATCCTCGAAATCTTGCGCCATTTCGCTTGCCGCACTCCTGATTATCTTCTTGAACTCGCTGCTCAACCACGCCCTGCGCTTGGGGTCACGGTATATTTCCCTCTCCACAGGGAACACATAGTTGGTGTCGATAACAGGCATCTTACTTAACGTATCGGCCAATGTGGTTGGCATATTCAAGCTGACCCGCGTGTTGCTCTTGTCCGTCCAGACAACTATCAAACCAGAGGCAGGATCAACGCTGTCCCATTCGAGAGAACAGATGTCACCAAGTCGCAGCCCCGTTTCAGACGCTAGATAAA